AAACAGCGGACCGTCAGTTTAATATTATTATATCTCACGGTGCATCAGGAGGAGCGCAGTTTAACTAATGCCTAGTACATATATACAAAGAACACCATCGGGTGGTAATAGAAAAAAATGGACATGGAGTGCTTGGGTCAGATTTACTGATGTTGCAAGTACAAACAGATATTTATGGAGTGGATATAGTGCTTCAAATAATACTGGTTATCTTCAAGCATATTTTCATAATGATTTTCAATTAAATATTGGTGCTTGGGACGTTACTTATTTAAATACAACAAGATTGTTTAGAGATCCTTCTTCTTGGTACCATATAGTTATTGTCTTAGATACTGCTCAAGCAACAGCGGCTAACAGATTAAAGGTATATGTAAATGGAGTAGAAGAGACTGTTTTTGATACTGATAGTAGATCAAGCATTAGTCAGGATTCTGATATGGGTTACAATTCAAATGGAATTCATACTATCGGTGGTTATGGCACTGGTGCTGGTTCTTATCCAGGTTGGAATGGATTAATGTCTCATGTGCATTTTACAGATGGTTATGCTTATACACCTTCAGCTTTCGGTTCCACGGATGCAACGACTGGAGAGTGGACAATAAACACTACACCAAGTGTATCTTATGGCACAACTGGATATTGGATTTTTAAAGATAATGCTGGAGTTACAGATCAATCACCTAATAGTAATAACTGGACAGCTACTGGTAATTTAATACCAACACAAGATAATCCTAGCAATGTTTATAATGTTTTAAATCCAATACATCCAACAGCAGGTAACTTTACTATATCAAATGGTGCAACTTCAATTGAAAGATCTTCTGCTGGTAGTTTTGGTGGTGCTTTAGGAACTATAATGCCCACAACTGGTAAATGGTATTGGGAAGCAAAAATAATTGAGGCTGGACAAGGGGATAGAGGTAGAGTTGGTGTAGCAAATTATAATAGTGTTACAGGCACAAGCACAATTCAAGGTTCATATTCTGGTTTAGAAATTAGTCTTAAAAATGCAAAATTTTTTGTAAATATTAATGGAACTAATACAGAATATACAGCTTCTGGTGATTATTCTGATGGTGATATTGTTAATATTGCTATGGATTTAGATAACAAAGCAATTTATGTTGGTAGAAATGGAACTTACCTAACTTTAACTGGTTCAAGTGGTGGTGATCCAACAAGTGGTGCTGCTAAAACAGGAGCAATTGTGACAGACACAACTTATATTTTAAATGGTAGCCCTATGTGTACTTATTTTGGTTCGTCTGTTGGATCTGGTAGTGATAAAACAGATGTTGATTTTAACTTTGGTAATGGATATTTTGGAACAACAGCGGTATCTAGTGCAGGAACTAACGCAAGCGGTAATGGAATATTTGAATATGATGTTCCGAGCGGCTATACTGCGCTTTGTACAAAAGGATTAAATATATAATGGCATACACAACTATTAATAAATCTACAGATTATTTTAATACTAAACTTTATACAGGTAATGGTTCAACTCAATCTATAACAGGAGTTGGCTTTCAACCTGATTGGCTATGGATAAAAAATAGAAATGGAACAAATAATCATATCCTACAAGATGCTGTTAGAGGTGCTACAAAAAGTTTAGAATCTGATGGTACAGGCACAGAAACAACTTCATCAACAAGAGTTACATCTTTTGACTCAGATGGTTTTTCAATAGGAAGTGCTGGAACAAATAATACAAATAGCAGTCTTTACGTATCTTGGAACTGGAAAGCAGGAACAACTGGCTCTGGAAATACTGGTGGTTCTGGTACTTACAAAACATATAACTATTCTGTAAATACAACAGCAGGGTTTTCAATAATTAAATATACAGGTAATGGTACAGCAGGTCAGACCATACCTCATCATTTAGGAGCAGTTCCAAAATTAATAATATTAAAACCTCTTGAAGCTGCTGACAATTGGAGAGTTTATCATCCAGGAATTGATGCAACAGCACCTGAAGATTATCATTTACAATTACAAAGCAACGCTGCAAGAAGTGATCATGCAGGTATTTGGAATGATACAGCTCCAACATCTACAGTTTTTACATTAGGTAGTGATGGTGGAGTAGGTCAAAACGATCAAACATTTATAGCTTACTGTTTTGCAGAGAAAACTGGTTATAGTCATTTTAGCACTTACACCGCTAATAATAGTTCAGATGGGCCGTTTCTTTACACAGGATTTAGACCAGCATTTTTTATAGCAAAAAGAAGTGATGGCACTGGAAACTGGCACATGTATGATGATAAAAGAATTGGATATAATAATCAAAATAAAAGATTAGCTGCAGACGTAACTGGTGCAGAGGATCAAGCTGCAATAGATATTGTTTCAAATGGTATAAAAATTAGAACAAATAACAACAGTTTAAATAATCATTCAGGTAATATGATTTATTGGGCATTTGCCTCAGCACCTATAGTAGGAACTAATAATATTCCAGCAGTTGCGAGGTAACCTCGCATGTATTTTGGTGCTACTCCCTTTTCGGCAGCAGCCTTCTCAGATGTAGGCTTTAATCCTAACGCATTCGTTAATGTCCTCGGATCAAGATTAAATGAATCTACAGGCACGGTAGGTTTAGTTGGTAAAGCTAATGTAACTGTTAATGGCACAAGACTTAATTTTACTATTGGTAATGTAACTATTGTAGAAGGTACAGGTGTTATTGTATCTCCTGATGGTAGTCGTATTAATGTTACAACTGGTGATCCAACTATCGTTGCAAAAGCAACACTAGCTCTTACAGGATCAAGAGTAAATCTAAATACAGGTACACCTACACTCGCTTCTGTATATTCTGTATCAGGATCTAGAATAAATACAAATACAGGAAACGTTACAACAATTGGTAAAGCAACAGTATTACCAAATGGATCTAGAGTAGATGTTAGCACAGGATCAGTAACTATATCTGCTGATGCAAACTTATCAGTAACTGGAAATAGAGTAGATGTTGAAATAGGTAATGTTACAACAAGAGCGAATGCAACCGTAACCGTAACAACAAATAGACAAAATTTATCAACAGGAACTGTAACGATTGTAGCAAAAGCTACGGTTACTCCTGATGGTAGTAGAATAAACATAGCAGATGATTCTGTATTAATTAAAAAATGGGATGGTATCGTACCAGGAGCTACTCAGGTATGGGAACCTATTCAAACATCGTTAGGATAAAATATGTTATTTGGAGCAACACCTTTTTCATCAACCACTTTTGCAGGCGTAGGTATTCAAAATGTAGTGGTATCGGTCAATGGTAAAAGAATAAACGTAGCAATAGGCAATACTAATATTGAATTAATAACCGAAGCACCTGTAACAGGCAACCAAATAAACCTTGCAAGTGGCACGGTTAATGTGATATCATGGAATGCAATAATTCCAGGGGCAACGGGAACATGGGTACCTATCGACCCAAACAACCCATAAGGAGAAATATATGGCGTCAAGTACATCGAGTGACTTAAAACTAGAACTAATTACTACAGGTGAAAAATCAGGAACCTGGGGTACAATTACAAATACTAATTTACAAATATTAGAACAAGCAGCATCAGGATACCTATCATTAAATGTAGGATCTGGTGATGTCGCTTTATCTTTAGCAAACCATGCTACAGCAAATGGTAAAAATTTATATTATAAACTAACTGGTACACTAGCAGCTAATAGAACGGTGACTATGCCTGACTCTGCTGAAAGAGTATTTATTGTAGAAGACGCAACAAATAGATCTTCTTCTAATTACACACTAACAGTTAAAACTGTATCAGGAACTGGACTGACCTTACCTATTGGTTCAACAACGGTTTTATATTCTGATGGTACAAACATTACAGGTAAATTACAAACTAAAGGATACTACACACCATCTGCAACATATACAACAGTTAATGGTGATCAGATTTTAGTAAACACATCTGGAAGTGGTATTAGTGCTGCAGTTACAATAAACTTACCTGCATCACCTGCTATCGGAAACGAAGTTACATTTATTGATAGTGGAAATAATCTTGCATCTAACAATTTAACAGTTGGAAGAAATGGATCTAATATAAATGGATCAGCATCTGATTTAGTAGTTTCAACCAACGCTTCAGCTTTTACATTGGTGTATGTTAATGCAACAAGAGGCTGGGTATATAAAGATAAGATATAGGAGCTAACAAGTGGCTCTAATTGATTTCAAAGTCCTACCAGGAATAGATAAACAAAACACTGACTCTGGTGCTGAGTTTAGATGGATTGATTGTGATAATGTTCGTTTTAGATATGGCTTACCAGAAAAAGTTGGTGGGTGGTCATCACTTGTTACAGATACAATAGTAGGTGTAGCAAGAAGACAATTTGCGTTTGTAGATTTAGATGGCAATAGATATGTTGCTATTGGAACAGATAAATTTTTATTACTATATTTTGAAGGTCAGCTATACGACATCACACCTGTAAAGGCAACTTTGTCTGGTGCAACAATTGCAACTACAAGCGGTTCTGCTATTTGTTCTATAACTAAATCTACACATGGATTAGTAGCAGGTGATATTGTGCAACTTAATAATGTAACATTACCAGGTGGTACAGGTTTTAGTAATTCTGATTTCGAAGATAAAAATTTTCAAGTAACTTCTGTTACGTCAAGTTCTGTATTTACAATTACACAAAGTTCCAATGCATCAGGAACTGTATCTACAGGTGGTAGTTTAGAACTAATTCCTTATGAACCCGTAGGACCAAGAGCACAATCATATGGTTATGGTTGGGGTACAGATACTTGGGGTACAGGTGCCTGGGGTGAAGCATCATCAGCAAATGATGTAACACTTGAACCAGGTCTTTGGTCATTAAGTAATTTTGGTCAAGTGTTAGTTGCAACTATTGCAAACGGTAAAACATTTACATGGAATGCAGGAGCTGCAACACCATTAGAAGTAAGAGCATCAACAGCAACATCTGGTTTTACAACTACAAACAATCCAACTGCAACAAGAGTAACACTAGTGTCACCAACAACACGTCACTTAATTCATCTTGGAACAGAAACAACTATTGGTTCAGCTTCAACACAAGACGATATGTTTATTAGATTTTCCGATCAAGAAGATATTAATGATTATGTTGCAACTGCAATTAATTCTGCAGGTTCACA